TAATATAAACACTCATGTCAGGTGGAAAAATAGCCGCAGTTATATTTTTTATATTATTGTTAGTTTGGTTCCTTTTACTAATACTAGGTAACCTCGGACTCATGGAAGGGTCGACACAAAAATACATAAAGGATCGTAAATGGGACAAAATGAAGGAAATGCTTAAAAAACTTTACAACGCCGATGGTACTAAAGATACTACAGTTTGTTCAAAAATAAGAGAATGGTGGGAAGATAACAAAAAAGATTACAATGATTTTATCGCGGACCAGGAAGACGGCGATCCCGAAACTTTACAAGATTGGTCGTTTGGTTTCCCAGCAGAGATTGAATTTTCCGATTTCGTTGATGAATACTTCGACGATATCGGTGAAGAATTAGCGGAATCTAATTTTCTTGAAATTGCAAAAGGTATATCTTTATGCGAAGACGAAGTCGACGTTTCGTTCCTTAAGGCGAACGTTGTTCGAATCATTAAAGACCCTTTACCAGACGGGTACGACCCACTCGCAGGCGATTGTTCGAACGTAACAACAGAAGAAACGATTCTTCCAAATTACGTTTGGTCATACGACGATGATACTTTTATTAACATTTCCGGAATAAAGGACACTGGAATAGGATCTACGGGTTGGAGAAATAAAATGAATATGGTTTGTAATCCATTATCAATGGACGAGGAGTATGTTCCAGCCGGTACTGATATTAGTGGTGCAGTAACACTTCCAAAAATTAAGTTTACGAACGTTGCAAACCCAATCACAGGTACAAAAATTGAAGTTTTTGAAGAAGGTACAGGTCTCACTACAAATTTGAGTTATACATTTACGAGTAGTACTATTACGAGTTTTGAGATAGATATTGGAACTACGAACACTTTTAACCAACCTATTGGCTACGTCCCCCTCGTTTTTAACAAACCAATATACACCATTAAACTCAATGATAAGGAAACCGATCATATCTTTGCCGGTAATGTTGGTACGATATCGTTTACAGAATCAACTGCCGAACAACCATACCAAGCTGCTGTTGCTCAGAAAGGCGACGGGAAAGGTGCCGCCGGTACTGATAATGCACCAGCAATTCTCGAAAAACCGTTTGTAGCCGCCACATTCGACTACACAGTAATTAATTTTACACCTAATATTAATATAGGATCAACTGGTGCCAAGTATGATATTATACTCGAGGCGGATACGTTCCCTAAACCAGCCCTGCCAACTTCATCAGCAATTCACAGCTGTCCATCCGGTTCGAAAACCGTTGCACAGATTACAGGTTCAACATTTACTACAGGTAAACAAGTACCTTTTGTACAAGAAGATTGTTATAGTAAAGCAACAGGATCATCTGATCCTTCTGTTAAAGATTTTGTAGCTGCCAAGTATACGGCTTACATAAGAAAAACAAAGTTAAATGCAACTGCAGGAGAAAACCTCAGGTATAAATTCGCAACCCTTACAAGAGCGGCGGCGGTGCCTCCTTCTTAAGTGCAAAAAAAACCAATTAATAAATTCTTTAAGTGTTCTAGATACTGAAATGACTCAATGTTCCATATGTCACAACGATGTTCGTAAGACCAGAAATAGCAAGGCTATTCGGTGTGGACATGTTTTTCACTCACATTGTCTAGAAAACTGGAAAAAAATGGGAAAGGTTACGTGTCCCGTATGTCGAAAAGTGTTCGATGGTTCTAAATTTAGGGTTCAGATTACTGTATTTAATGATTACGAGGCTACTTCAAATACAGTATGCTTGACGAACGAATTGGTTCTTGATGCACTCGACTTAATATTTAACGTCGAACACGAAGACGATTTATCGAGTGTTCTTGACGACTTTGGGATGAGTATGTCCGACTTTGATCCCTCTGTCTTTGACACAGAATGAACTACAATACTTTTTATAAGATAACCCAGGGTAGTTTCTGGATGCTTTTCGAGGATCAAGTATAGATTTACCTTTAGCGTCTACGAGCAAAGGTTTTGTTGCCCACCCACGTTTATGGCTAAACACGTTTGCTTTAAACTTTAATAATTTACCAGGGGTACATTTACCTGCCTGTTTTATACGCGAAACGGGAACTTTGAAAAATTTAGCAATACTTTCATACGTGTTACCGGTTTTAACCTTGTACTGAATAAACCCGTGTTGTTTATAAAAGTGAAAATCGCCTTGTCTAAAGTAATTACGTTTGTTCCCGGGTGCTACAAACATCATTACCTTAAAGTGATTTGGTTTACATTTTGTTGTTGCACCACATTTATAGACCTTTTTGGGGTTATCTGCAATAACACGGTCAGGTAAACCTTTACAGTGTGTGTATGAATGGTTTAAATTTCTTATACCAGCTCGTTCACCTGGTATACTTTTGTGCATTCTGAGACTTTCGTAATCACCAACAGCATACGCATAACAATTATTGTTACCTATACCAACAGTTCGTCCCCATAAACGTTGTGTATATCTAGGTTCAGAACCACTCAAAGGAAGTTTTTTATTCTTGTTGGCCCTACTCATTAATAAGACAGGAGAAAATAAAATCTTATTAATAAGTAAAAATGATCAGAGACATTATCAAAGCAAAAAAAACCGAACAAGTTATTACAGAATTTCTTCTTTTTACACTTATTCTTCTTATTAGTACCTTTATTCTTCGGTATTCGTGGAATAGAGGTCTTGTTAAACACGTAACGGTTCTTAAACCAATTAATACGTTCCTTGACGCACTTATTCTTTCTATTGGTCTTGCGGCTGCACGAGGTATTTAAATTTCTTTATAACCCTTGACTTTTTCACCTGACGAACTTTCCATAACTGGAAACGCATCAATTCCATCGCAATTGCCTTTTTCGCAATCGATGAATTTGTGAGGTATACCTTTCTTTTTAAGGTACTCTAACTGTTTTGTAGTCCATCCACACCAAGACGTACCGTAAACGGTCCATTCAACCGGTTTATCTTCAGTTATTTCTTCAACTGGTTTTTCTTCTTGTGCTACACCTGTACTTTTTAGTATGTAGATGTCGATTGCAATAAGTGCTAAAATTGCAAACATTGTGAGTGGTTATATAATTACTTGATATATTTTAATTTAATATCTTCGCATAATTTTTTGATTGTTTTACTACCCGGGTCTATACCTAGATTTTTTGCCTTATTTATAAGATCCTGTTTTTTATACGAAATACATTTACGGTTATCTATTTTCAAGTACCCTTTATTCGCGACCGAAACTTTAACTGATGGTTTTATTACGTTAACTTTTCTCGGTATTATTCTTGGTCGTATACTTGGACGTTTAATATTTTTCTTTACATTTTTCAAAGCGAGTTCTTTACGAATATTATTAAATGTCTTTTTTATAGGTCCACCACCACCATGTTTAACAATTATAGGTTTTGGTACAGAAACTTTATTTCTTTTAATAATTGTACTAATATCAAATGGTACGACATATTTCTTATAAGGTGAAAAGTATCTGTCGTTAAATATCTGTTTGAACGTAGGTAATTGAGGATGACCTAACGGTGAAGCTCGAAGACGAAAATTTTTTATTTTACTCGATTCTTTACCTAAATATTCCGAAGGTATAACTCGTTCAATGAACTGAACTGCTTCTATACCACTTTTGGTACCTGAAACTTTAATTTCCTGTCTCATTATATTTAAAATATATTGTATGTCATACATGTTATGAGAATTTCTATAAATACCCGAACTAGTTTTATATTGTAATTCTGGATCGTCATCTACTTCTGGGTTTTTTAAACCTTTCATCGTAGATAAACCAAAATCTGATATTAGCGCCTGTAATCCAATATCATGAACTTTTAATGTCGAATTATTTACTTTAAACAATCTTACACGAGATGGACTAGTAGTATTTATTAGTATATTCTCTGAGTGTAAATCGTGATGCCTAAACGTAGGATATTTTTTTTGTATTCTATATAAGTTATACAAAATTTGAGTTATTATGGTTCTAAAGTGTATGGGTAACAAATTAGTTTTATTATTTCTTAAAAATGATTTTAAAGTTCCGTTATTTGCATATTCGGAATACATAAACATTACATTATTACATTTTTGAATGGTAAAGGATTTTACAACACCGTATGAAGATAAACGTTTGCTTATTTTATATTCATGTGTTATATCTTCATTCAAAACTGCTTTTATAGCGACTTTCTTTTTACATTCTTTATCTATACATCCCAAGTAAACTTCACCAAACCTACCCTGACCAATTTTTACAGTCCCTATTGATTTACTTAAAGAGTCCTCTATAGAGAGTGAAATAGGTTTGTTATTTGGTAAATATAAAAATTTTTCCGGGTAACATCCCATGTCCTGCATACTTTTCATTAGATTTTTCCCTAAATTTAATTTTTGTTTTAAATTTTTATTTTTATTTTTTGCAAGTTTAGATATAATTTTTAAATTTTTTAAATGACGTTCTCTTTCCATATTGGTCTAATGTAGCGTAACATTTTATTCATCAACGAGATCGTCCATGATATCTTCGATTAATTGGTCTTGTTCGTCATCTAAACCCTGAAAAGCAAACGATGGTAATTTTGTAGATTCACCGCACAATACTTGTGAAAGTCGAACACTTACACCGAACTTATTATCAATAAACCAAATTTGGCTAATTTCTACAATACACATACACTTTTGACCTCTTTCAATTTCATCAAGTTGAATGAGTTCTCTATCAGAACTATACGCTTCTGGTATAAAATCACCTGTTTGATTTGTTTGAATTTTTAATTTAAGTGTATTAGCATATCCTTCCTTACCCTGTCTAACAAGTGGTTTGTATAAGGCTTCACGAATAACATTAATATCGTAAGATTTTCCTAACCAATCTTTAGAATTTTCAGTTACTGTTTTAAGGATAATTTCATCCAATTCCATAAGCTTAGACGAGAGTTGCATCGCATCTTCGTTGTCTGTATCGAAAGAAAGATCGAGCGAGTATGAAGTTTTGTTAGTAGCTTCATCAGTAAAAGCACTTAGACCGAATGGTGAACGCATAAAAGGAAGTTGCAAATAGAGTTTCTTTTTATTATTGCGAGTTAACATCACCGATTTACCGCCATTTTTATTTTTCTTTAGTTGACTGAATGTAACCGTAGAAGGTTCGAATTGTTGAGAAACTTGAATATTATTAGACATTTTTTTTGTATATTTTATTAGGTACGAAACTTTAAGTCACTTTTTTTTTCTAAATGTATAATAAAACATCATGACTTGCTGTTCAGGTGATAAAAAAAGCTTACTATTCAAAGATTGTGGCTGTGGCTGCAATGGTAAAAAACAGGAGAAGAAATTTCTTATTGCGTTAATGTCAGCGTTACTATTTTTCGTAATCGCTAACCCAACTACATTTCGTATCGTTAGAAAAATATTTGGAAATTGGGTTTCTACACCCACAGGGTGTCCATCAACATACGGTCTTTTACTTCATTCTTTAGTTTATTTACTCATTTCGTGGGGTATGATGAATTTAAAGAAGGATGAAAAAGTAAAGAAAGTAAAGAAAGAAAAGAAAGAAAAGAAAGAAAAAGGGGAAAAGAAAGAAAATGAGGGAAAGGAAGAAGAAACCTCAAAAATGGTTCCTAAAATGGTTGATATGCCAATGCCAGAGCCAGATATGTCAGAAGAACAATACCCTGTTATGGATAGTGGTTTATACTTAGATTCTTATGACACGACTGATGCTATAGATTCGAGATTATATTTATAAATAATTAAAATTCTTCGTTAAACTCTATGGAAGTCGAATCTTCGTCTAATTTCCCGTAATCACCGACTCTTTTTTCAAAAAAATTAGTTTTACCATCGAGTGATATATTCTCCATAAAATCAAAAGGATTTTTTGTATCCCAGATTTTATCGTGACCACTCTGTTTTAATAATCTATCTGCAACATATTCTATATATTCAGACATTTTATCCGAATTCATACCAATTAAACTACACGGGAGTGCATCCGTTATAAACTGTTTTTCAATATAAACTGCATCTTTAACAATTTGTTCAATTATACTTTTACTCGGTTTATGTTTTAACATTTTGAATAGTTCAATAGCAAATTCTAAATGTAAACCTTCATCTCTACTTATAAGTTCATTACTAAAGCATAGACCAGGAAGCAATCCTCTTTTTTTTAACCAGAAAATAGCACAGAAACTACCTGAAAAGAATATACCTTCTACACAAGCAAATGCTAATAAGCGTTCACCAAATGATTTATCCTTACTAAACCATTTCATAGCCCAGTCAGCTTTACTTTTAATACATGGTATAGTCTGTATAGCTTCGAAGAGATTCTTTTTTTCTGTAGAGTTTTTTATATACTTATCTATAAGTTTACTGTATGTTTCACCATGAACCATTTCGTTATGTTCTTGGTACGCATAGAATGATCGAGCCTCCGTATATTGAACTTCACTTGCAAAATTATCGTTCAAGTTTTCAAATACTATACCATCTGACCCTGCAAAAAAAGCAAGAATATATTTAATAAAATGTTGTTCGTTTTCACTCAGGTTTACCCAATCATCCATATCTTTAGAAAAATCAATTTCTTCAGCCGTCCAATTGGACATCTGAGCCTTTTTATACATAGTCCATAAGTTTTCATGTTCAATTGGAAAAACTGTAAATCTATCAAGCGTTGGTAATAACATTGGTTCAGCATTTTCGAGATAATCTTGAAAGTCAAAATAACTCCCGATCAATTCATCGTTCATGAAAATTTGTGGGTATACAGATGCTTGAGTACCACATCTTTTTTTTAATTCTTCTTTGTCTACTAAAACTTTTTTGTTTTCTAATTTGTATTCTTTACATAAATCAACTGCCAAGTCGCAGTATTGACATCCTTCTTTGGATAAAATTTCAATCCCCATTGTGCTAATATCTGTAAATATTTTTGTATGAAAACTTTAATAATGATTAACATTTCAGAAATTCAGCCTGGAGAATTAATAAAAGTTCTAGTGAACTTAGAAGACGATATAGAAGATGAGATATACGCTAAAGTAAAGGAAAACAATAGAGATTATGTAGTAGTTTCATATTATACAGAAACATCGATGAATTATAAAGGTGCAAGATTATACGAACTTGAAGATAATGATGAACTTGTTCAGGAAGAAAATTTATCAGAACACCACCAATCAAATTACTATTTTAAAAATGTAAAAGACAATTTATACTGTATGATAGATGAAATAGACTCTGAAGAAGAGAGTGATATTATAGATGAATCTGATGATAGTGGTAGCGACCTTGAAGATTTTATCGTATCTGATTCAGAAATAGACGGTGTTGTTATACCACCTTCTAATAGTAGAATTATAGATAAAGAATGGAAAGAATGGGAACCAAGGAGCCCTGGGTCTTTAAGATATAAGCAAACGGTTGATAATATAGAATCAATAGCGAGAGTACAAGCAGATGATCTAAATTTTTAATACCTAAGTGCGAAATTAAAATTTATTATTTTTAAGAATATAGTGTATAATGGATCTGACTACTATATGGTCTGTCGTAGACAAACTAAAAAATAAACAAGTGATAACAAAGTCGATCAATATAAATTTATGTAAAGAATGTCATAACGTTAAAGTAATTTCAAAAGAGGGTTTACCAACATGTTCACAATGTGGTTTAGTAGATACACTATTTATAGATGAAAAACCGGAATGGACGAGTGGTATAACTGATGATGGTAGGGTAAACGATCCATCGAGGTGTGGTAATCCTAACCCAAACCCTGAACTTTTTTCAGAATCATGGGGTAAAGGTACAATTATTTCTACAAAGAGAACTTCATCGTATGGAATGAAGAGGTTAGCAAAAATAAATTTTCATCAATCTATGAACCATAAAGATAGATCATTATACCATGCTTATAAAGATATAGATGAAGCCTGTTTATCTTTACCTGATAATGTTTTAAAAGATGCAAAAATGATGTATAAAAAATTTAATGATAAAAAACTAACAAGGGGTGCAGTCCGTCTAGGTATAAAAGGAAACTGTGTTTTATACGCGTGTAGAATGTACAAAGTATCGCGTTCGACAAAAGAGATCGCCGATATGTTTTGTATACATTCTAAAGATATAAGTAGAACATCATATCTTTTCAAGGAAACGATATTGGGTAAAACAACAAAAAATTATACAACTTTACCTAACGATGTTATGCAAAGATTATTAAATTTATTTGATGTTTCTAGAGAAGAACGTTTGAAATGTAATAGAATGTCTATAGACCTTGAAAATTGTTCACAATTAATGAGTAAAACACCTAATAGTGTTGCATCATCTGTAATTTACATTGTTTTAAAAGATAAAATTAATAAAAACGAAATATGTGAAAAATGTTCAGTTTCTATACCAACTATAAATAAAATTGAAAATATTATAAAAAAATACTTAGAGGATAAAGTTTAACTATATAGTATATAATGTCCGAATCTAATAATAAACCAACTCGCGTTTTTATAAGCACGCCATGTTACGGTGGTTTATGTTTGGAAAAATATATGATAGGTATAGTCAAACTCCAAATTGAATTAATAAAAGAAGGTATACAGATGGTTTTGGATACCACAGAAAATGAAAGTTTAGTACACCGTGCTCGTAATGTTGCAATAGGTAGATTTATGCAAAAATCAGATTGTGATTTTTTCATGTTCATAGATGCAGATGTTGATTTTGATCCTAAATCAGTCGTTAGACTTATTCGTTCGGGTCATGAAGTTTCTGTTGCTATATACCCTAAAAAAGTTGTTATGTGGGAACAAGCTAAAAAAGCAATTGAACAAGATGATGAACGCGAATTATCAATGCTTTCTTCCAGTTTAGTTGCTAATATAGGAGCTACAAGTAGAACTGTTGAAAACGGTTTTATAGAAGTGTTGGATGGTCCAACTGGATTCATGGTTATTAGTCGAAAGGCTCTTGAAAAAATGCACGAACATTATACAGATTTAAATTGTAAAAACGATCATCAAAATCGAGATTTTGATGAATATTGTGCTGTTTTTGATTGTATGATTGATCCGGATAACCGTAGATACCTTTCCGAAGACTATGCTTTTTGTAGACGATGGCAACAGATCGGTGGTAAGATATATGCAGATGTTCAAACTACCTTAGGACATGTAGGTAACTTACCATTTTCCGGATCTTTAGAAGAAAGGCTTAAGGCTTAGACTATAATGTAATAATATGAAGTTTGCAACTATAATAGTTACTCGGAGTAAATCATGTCACGTAAAAACTTTACATAGTATTCTTAGATTTAATTTAATGTGTTTACAAAACCACTGTCAAAATGAGGTAGTTTTTGTAAATGATGATCCGTATGATAAAGCAGATATAATTACAAAATATATAAAAACGCACGAAAGATTACTTTTTATAGATTTTGGTATACAGGTGGACGACGATAGTTTACAAAAATGTTTTGATAAGCTTGAAAGTTTTGGATGTTTAGTTTTCCCCGGTGTATTAGAAGGTATAGATTGGGGTATGTTTAAGTCTAAAGTAAAAAACGGGTGTAAAGAACCTGTCGAACAATTGGGTTTACATTTCGATACTGAAGTGATGACTAAAATTAGTTCGGATTATTATAACGTAAAAAAAACGTCTTCTAAGTGCTGGTTATTAATTTCTAAAAATGTTATCAAACACATAAAAGATAAAAAAGGTAGTTCGTATAAAATTTTTCCTAAAATGGAAACGATGTTTAGTAAATTTCAAGAATCCGGTGTCAAAATTGTTGCGTATCCTAAATCTAAGTTAATCATGACTTATAATCATGAGTGTATAAGTAACATTTTAAACGCCTCCGGTGTTAAAAGTAATTAAAGAATATATTAAAAATATAAAACAGAATGAACCGGGTATTTCTAAAGAAGGATGATCCTCTTTACAAATATACGATACAGTTTATGGAAGAATCTTGGGGTACCAAAGGTAAAGGTATATTTCCCGGGTGTCAACCTATTTCTATAGAAAGGAAACATTTCGGTATTTTATCGGATAACGATTACGTTGTTTGTGAGAAAACAGATGGTACGAGATACATGATGATTGCTATACAAGTTGGAAACCAAAAGATTTGTATATTTATAAACAGAGCGCTCGAAATGTTTACCGTACCATTAAATTTTAGGATGGCGGTATTTAAGGGTACTATACTCGAAGGTGAATTATACGAAAATACATTCATGATTTACGATTGTTTAATGAATTGCGGAGAAGTCGTAGGTAATAAAAATTTACTTGAACGTTTACAACACTGTGAAAAAGTTGTAAAAAAGTCATTAATTTTAACTACAGATCCCATTTCATTAAAAGTTAAAAAATTTCATTTACATGATGATTTTAAGGAGTTTATGGATAAGTATCTTCCAAAAATAAAACAAGAAATGGACGGTCTTATATTTACACCAGTAAATGAACCTATTCGTATCGGAACACACGAAACAATGTTTAAATGGAAACCAAGAAATAAAAATACAATTGATTTTCTCGTGAAGAAAGAGCAAACTGTAGAAACTCCCGGGTGTGTACCCGGTACACAAGTCTATAAATTATACATTCAAGATCGAGGTAAACATATATTCGAATCTTCTATACCAATAGACAGATCAAAAGATTATAAATGGTTAAAACACGGTGATATTGTTGAGTGTATGTACGTAACATGGGAAGATGGTCCATTTTGGTGGAAACCTATTAAAAAAAGAACAGATAAAACGTTTCCAAACAGTAGACGTACGTTTTACAGAACATTAGTAAATATAAAAGAGAATATTAACATGAAGGAGTTTTTAGATTGTAGACCAGGACGAAATGATTATCTTCTTTAGGAAAATTATGAAGTTTACCTAAATTATCATCATCTTGGATAAACCAATCGTTATTTATTTTTTTAGTAGACATGTAATGACCACCATACTGAATACCTTTATGAATTATTGTAGATTGTAACTCGTATACATTATCCCCTATTTTCAATTCTTCGTCAATTTTCACGTAACTTTTTTTATCGAATGATACAATAAATATTTGAGGATATTTTGAAAATATATTTCTTGTTGTAGCAACGTGGTGTTTTTTACCTGTTTCATCTACATAATCTTCTATTACATTCCATTTACTACTTTCGTTTATCATGGTATTTATATTTTTTACTTCATTTTTCACGTTTAAAATATAAACACAAAATGGTATTTTTGTTACATTTTTACTAACCGGTGATATAGTTATTTGTGTAGTCTCTCCGTAAACAAGATCTTTTATACAAGGGTAACCTTTTTCAAGTATATCTACTAAACAAAATAGAGCATCCTGTGTATCATGAGGCATACCAATTATAAATCTCGGGAATAATTTTACAAATTCTAATAAGACGGGTCCTAAACTAAAAACTTTAGTTTCCTGTGTTGAAAAATATAAACGAACAAGTTTTTCGTAAGATTTTGTAAAAGTACATTCGCCTTCGTAAGTATTATCTAATATATGAGATGATATATCTCGCATATGTAATAAAACTTGTATAGCTGAATTAAAATAACAGGTATTTCCTAAATTACTAAAACCATGCATATAAAAAAAGGCGATAAAAAAGGCTTAAGAAGAAGACGCGATTATAAAAATGTAAACAAAATGGACGTACATAAATTGTGTGATGCTATAAAACCAATCGTCGATAAATATAAAGACGAGGAAAACATTGAAATGGAGTTTCGCTTAGGGAGATTCAACGGAACATTTTTTGATACTAATATTGGAGATAAAACATACGCTGATTTTATAAGAGGTTTTTCTTCTTATACCGGTTGGGAAACGATAGAAGAAAATACATACGATGTTTATTCACGAGAAGACAATAACATTAGATTGACTATTGATAATAAAACTGGTGAAGAGATTCTTATAAAAAAGGAACGTCTTGAAAATATTGATTTTAAAAATTTACATAAATCACCTTTTGATATTCGTTTCAGCGTTTCCCGAGAAACACCTATCGATGATGAAGAGTATGATAATAACGAATGGCATAGAAACATAAAAAAAGAAAGATGTTCTTATACCAGGAAAAATTTATCAATTGATAGAACAGTGACCGCGGGTGAGACTTTAGATAAGGATTCGGAAGTATCAACTATATACCAACTCGAACTCGAAATTATAGACCCTAAAAAAATCAATGATATCGATACTTTATTTAACATCTGTCATAAAATAAAAGATATTTTTAATATGTTGGATACTTATAAATGTTAATTATTGTATTACTATTTATTTGTATATTTATACACGTGATTAGTGATACAGATATAAATGATAGAATAACTATATTAGGTTATTCTCCTAAACATTTTTACGTATCGAATGGTAAATCATACGAAATGTTTCATAAAATGAAATCTAATGGTGTAATAGATCAGTCTTTAAAATATTTTGTAATGAAAGAAGATAAATTATTAGAATTAGAAGTAAAATCTATATGTTCACAGGTATCTCGGAAAGTCGAGGCGTTTAAAATTTCCGATGAGATAAAAAATCATTTTCTAGGGTACGATTTTTCATATCACGGTAAACATCTAAAACAGATATCAGAACCTGAAAAAATTATAAATCAAAATATAAAATGTTCATAAAATAAAACATAATTCTTCTATGTTTTGTAGATTCAATTCTTTGAAAATTGTCATATATATACATTATTAATCCTTTATCATGGAATTCCCTATTAATATCAATATATAATTTGGGATCTTCACAGTTCATAAATTCGTCGTTTAAATAATACTCCTTTTCTAAAAATGATATTGTAGTATTTTTATCTTTTCTATAAATTGTAATGTAATCTAATATAGTATAGTATATTGCATCTATAACGCTCGACAAAATATGATTATTATCAGTTATTTCAACATCATTTTGTCGGACGCGAATACACAGTAACCGTCTCGGGTTTTCCATGGTTTTATTTATTTTTTGTTTTTATTCTTTAATGCTAATGCTTTATTTTCAAAATTTGCATATATACTGTTTAATAATTTACTATTGTTATTTGATTTTGATTTCGAGTTCGAGTTCGAATTCGAGTTCGAGTTCGAGTTAGAATTGAAGTTCAAACGTCGGACAGCTGTATTCTTTTTTGGGGACATTGATATTTTCTTTATCGGTGCTCTTTTTATAACCCTTGGTTTTGATATCACGACTTTCTTTTTTACCACTGGTTTTGGTGGTACGACTCTTTTTTTGTTTAAGGGTAAAGGAGGTTTACTTTGTAATTCTCTTAGTGTTTGAATGTAATTTACAACTCTAGAACTATTAACAGCGGGTGTTTTTTGTAAAGACATTATAAAATTAACAACTTTATTAACGGTATTTTTTCCAAATTTACCGTATATTTTATTAGCTTCTTTTTCTATTAATAATTTTTTCAAACCCTGTTGTTTATTAAGTTTCCAATTTTTTACCATTGATTTTTTAGTATCATTTGCGACCATTTTTTTCAAAACACCGTTTCGAGATACAAAATTTTTATTCTTTTCGAGTTGAGTAAGTTTATTTTTAACATCGCGAACATCTTTATTAATATTTATTACGTTTCCGTATTTCTTCATCCACGTTTTACCGTAAAGTTTAATGAGATCGTTTTTAATACCTTTTACGTTAAGTTTACGTCTTATATTAGTAGGTTTTCTATTTTCTATTTTCTTAATATTTAGTAACATTTTTTCCATTTCATTCGCGAGTGCGTTTGGTGAATTTGGTGTTTTGGTATTATTTTTATTTTGTAGTTTTTGGCACAAAACCTTTACAGTATCTGTATCGTTTACCGATACACCTCTTGATATTGCGAGTGTTACTAATTGTTCCTTTTTCAATTCACGACACAGTTTATCGTTTATTTTATAATTAGAGTTACCCTTTTCTAATTTATCGAGTGCTTTACATATATCGTCTTTTTTATTTTTATTTTTTACACCAACAACTCCTAATTTTTTAGAAACTTCTAATAAAACTGGTTTAGTAAGACGCTCGCATTTACGTCCTCCTATTTTCATTACACCATCTTTATCGTAAGTAATTATTGTATTTTTATTTTTTTGTATTTTACTCTTTTTTGAGGGCTTTCGTTTTGGTTTTTTGAAACAACAATCATACCCTTGTGGATTCTTCCTAACTTCAAACCCTTCCTTGCAAGGCGGTTGTCTATTTTTGGGACACGTTGAAGCTTTTGTTTTAAGTTTTTGGAGTATTTTTTTACCCGCGTTAACATTTTTGTTAACCAAACCCAAAGTATACCCATTATCGTGTAATTTTTTTACAAGTTCTACACCAAAGGAATACGCACGTTCAAGATCATCGGGGTTAGATTCACCCTGTATTTGAACAATACCTGATCCCGCCTTACCTGTTTTTGTTGTAAAGATAAAAGCATGTTCCTTATATTTTAAATAAAGAAATGGAGAAATTTCAGGTTCGTATTCTATAAAAGAAACTCCCCATATACGCATTTGTCGAAAATCTTGGGTCATTTTAGATAATTGAAAATTTGTATTTGTTAAAAATTGGCCCCCTATATTATTGTAAAATATATCATTGTACAAAAAACCCTGTTTTTGTGTGTACGTATCTATTATATATTTTTGCAAAGATTCTGGTTGGTTTTTAAGATTTTTTGAACCTAGAAATCCACCAGAAAACCGAATTTTTCCATTTTTATATATGTTAAAGCTGAAATTCTTTTTTTCGACACCATCCATAACGTACCCGGTAAATTGCGCAGAAGAGAAATTTTTATTTAAATCACCTTTTAAACCAAAATCTTTAGTGTGTATAGCACCAGTTTGAAATCTTCCGTATATACCCTTTATTTCATTAACATCTACTGTCATTCCACCTGTTATTGGTGCATGTCCTTTTGGTTTTTGTTTTAGAATATCTTTGATATCGAGACGCGATTCATCTTTTGTAAATAATCTATTCACGACACCGTTGTATATACCCGGTCTAAATTTACCTACACGTAGTTCTGTAAAAACGGGTACGTTCTGTGGTTGTGTGGAAACGAGTGTATTTGAACGTTTAATTTCCACATTGGAATTTTTAACGAATTGTCGAGGATCCATACTTATACTAGTCTGAGATTTTTAATCATTTTAAAAAATAATGTGATACATCGTATCCCTTTTCATTTTCTTGTACGATTGGTGCTGCACCATAGACCACATATTTATCTTTAAAATTGACCGGCCGGTCTAATTTTTCGGGATTATTTATAATCCAATAATCATTTTTCTCTTTCTTTACTTCGATATCACGCACGTAGAATGAACCGCCATAAAAGTCCTGATTAAAATTTGGCATCTGAATACTCTCTTCTCTACAAAAATCCTTGAGTTTAGACCTAAATAAGTCCAATGGAAACTTTACATTCGGGTTTGTAATTATAAGATCGTCTCTTTGTAAGTATTTTTCCAACGGGTTCGTAGCTGCAGCTATTTGTTCCCGGACTTTAAAAAAGTAACTTGGTAAAACATTCCATATATCTTGATCATGGTATTTTTGTGCATATTCCAAGTACCCGCGTAAACATTTTTGAATAATTTTTGGCATTTCTGTTTCTAATTTTGAATCAAGGGTGGGATCAGTATCACTGTCACGAACTTGTTTACCAAAATGAAACGTAACCAGACGACGAAGAATACTTCCCGATTTATCTTTCCATTGTGGTACTTCGTTACCCCCCAAAATACCTGGTACTTTCCATACAAAATTTTTAGCCTTCTCACATTTTACTGCTATAGAAACTTCTTCGCCTGAAACGATCGATTGAAACTCCGCTTGTTCTAGCTGTAAATCACCTTTAATTTCGGGTGCAATATACATTAACGCATCATGGATAGATGATAAACCGAATTTTTTTTCAACATTGTTAGAAAGAGTTTTAATATCATCAACTTCGTAAAATTTACGAAACACTTTTGTAATTAGAGTCGATTTTCCGGAACGCGCTATACCCTTTAGGAAAGGTATAACTTGCCATTTATCGAGTTCATTTAACTCGAAACATAAACGACCTCCTAGGATGTACATCCATTTCATAACATCTTCTTCGTAGTCTTGATACTTTAGAACACTATCGAAATAAGGTGTAGGAATATCTTCCCACTTATCAAGTTTACTGAAATCTTCAAATTCTATATCGAAGTATTTACAACTTACAAGCGTTGGATCTAACGCCGCGGCTTCTTTTGAAGTGTACGGGTAAAAAGCAGTGTGCCATAACCCTGTAGTATCTGACCAAATTGAACCAATAAAAATACCATTTTTAAATGACCATACACGTCTGTTTTTCTTTATTTCGTGAAATTGCATGTCGTTACAATCTGTCAAATGTTTTATAATTTGTGAAAACATAGCAGTACCGTTAGACGAGGTTAAATCTTTCCACAATTCAAACCATTCTTCTTTACCAGCAATTCTATGAACATATTGTTTTATCTCTTCATCTTGTTTCCATGCCCTTGTATCATAACCTTCAAGTGTTTTAATTTGTCGACATGTATATCCTTTGTAACGCCTAGTATTATTTTTATAAAGGGAATCAAGAATAGCAAGTACCGTTTTTTGGAAAACGTTAAGTTCATCGAAATCGGGCATAGAACATCTAAAAAGTGACGGGTTTGTACTAATTTCAAGCGGTACCATTGTTGGGTTATTTCGCCTATCATGTACACGATTCGTACTTAAAATGATATTCCACGTATCACATACGTGATCGGTCAGACGACTTAGTCTAAAAGATACACTCAAATCATCCGTGTTACCTTCATCACTCGAAAGTATACCTAACAATTTACCACGATTAAAGTAACGTCCCATTTTTTCTAGCATTTGTCTATACATGTTTGATTTGGCTTTCATATCAACGTACTTTGGTTGTTTTGTTTCAGGGTCAAGTTCACTTTCGGTAAAGAATATATTATATGCGATATCGACAGGACTTAACGAGACGAGTTCTATATTATTTTTATCAGGAGATAAACCAAGTTGTTTTTCTTCATGTTTTAACATCCTTATTAATTGTTCTGGATTGAGATTGTCTATTTGATTGGCCATATCTCTATAGAAGGCTTCTTCGTGATCTGCATCCGGACTAATGTATAAGGTATCCGAGTTCATTTATAATTATTACTTACTATTTTTTTATACCTGTTTTTGTAATTGACTTAACAACTTTATCATAATTTTGTTCTGAACTTCGAGTTGTCTCGATATATTTACCAGAGCTGAACATACAGTTTCACCTTCTTCGTTTACAAGAACTGAACTTAAAAGGTTCCCTAATCTATCGAGACTATTATCTTCAAATTCAGAATCTATATCAGAATCGTCATAAATATCACCTTCTAATTCATCGAGTTCTGGGAGTTCGCCTCCAACTGTAGATATTTCATCTTCTTCATTATTCGACCCAGTTTCGGATTCGGAACCAGATTCAATTTCAATAGTTTCGTCGACACTTTCTTCGTCGATATTTTCAAGTTCTTGTGAAGGTTCGTTAGACATTTATATACACCAGGAAAAATCAAATTGAGTTTTTTCGCGGAAACGTCTGAAAAAAAAATCTCTGCTTATAGTACAAAACAAACAAAATGGCCGGTGGTCTCATGCAACTCGTCGCCTACGGCGCCCAAGATGTCTACTTGACTGGTAACCCAAAAGTCACATTTTTCCAGGCGGTTTACAAACGCCACACAAACTTTGCGATGGAAACCATTGAACAAACTATGAACGGTACAGCCGCGTCCTCGGGTCGCGTCTCTGTCACGGTCGCCAGAAACGGTGATTTGATCGGTGACATGTTCCTCGAAGCGACTACGCTTAATTCTTTGAATAACTTTTCTGCTACCGATGTGGATTCTAACTTTGTCGCCGAGCGTATTGTCTCGACTGCGGAATTGTCCATTGGTGGTCAAAGAATTGACAAGCACTACCAAAGATGGTGGAGATTGTACTCTGAATTGTACTTGTCCGAAGGGTCCAAGCTCAATTACGGTAAGATGACGACTAACCCAGTCACCGACACTGCCTCAAAGGTTTACTTGCCACTCATCTTCTTCTTCAACAGAAACCCAGGATTGGCCTTGCCATTGATTGCTTTGCAATACCATGAAGTCAGAATCGACATTGACTTGTCCTCTGAGTTTGATGCCCACATGACTGGATTGAAGGTGTGGGGTAACTACATGTACCTCGACACTGAAGAGCGTAGACGATTCGCGCAAAAGGGTCACGAATACTTGATCGAGCAAGTTCAACACACTGGTACCGATGCCTTGGAGGCGTCTGGTACTAAGCAAGTCAGATTGTCCTACAACCACCCAGTCAAGGAATTGGTCTGGTGTGTCACTGACGGTGTTTCCACTCAATCCAACTTGTGGAACCTTGGTACCTCGACGGATGCGGCGAAGATTAAAATTGCGTCGGGTCAATTGACTGATTCTAATTGCGCTGTGGTCACAACTTCTTCGTCTGGTGTCCCACAGTTCATCACCGGTGACCTCGGGGGTTCGGTGGATTACGTTGAAGAAAAGGTTGGTGCGCTTACAACTGCCAAGTTGGTCCTCAACGGTCAAGACAGATTCAAGGAGCAATCCGGTAAGTACTTTAACCAAGTGCAACCATTTGCCCACCACACTGGTTCGCCATGTGCGGGTGTCTACTCGTACTCCTTCGCGCTCAAGCCAGAAGAACATCAACCAACTGGTACGTGTAACTTCTCCAGAATCGACAACGCGCAAATGTCGGTTACTTGCGGTGCCCTTGGTGACCGTGCGGCTCTCGCCCTCCAAATGTTCGCGGTCAACTACAACGTTCTCCGTGTGCAATCCGGTATGGGTGGCCTCGCCTTCTCCAACTAAGCGTGTATTAAACGTTTACTAGCAAATAAATAAAATTTAAAAAATATATACAAATAAAATTTAGATTTTAAAATTTAGACCAAATTTTAAAGTTTAACCTTAAAATACTTTTGTATTTTTTCGAGTATGTACCAGTTCGGATCAAGTTTACCCGTTTCGATCATGTTTATAGTATCTAACGTTTCGCCTATTCTGTGTGCAAGCTCAACTTGTGCGTGACTTCTTTGTATACGTAAAAGTTGTATTCGTTTACCTATTGGTTCTGACATATTAATAGTGATTAGAGTTTAACGCCCAAAACACGACGCAGTTTTTGCATGATGTTATGATCCGGAATTGATTTACCCAATTCGTACGACGAAATTATGTCTGAAGATACGTTTATGAGATTAGCAAGATCTTTTTGCGTATACTGTTTTGCGACACGCGCCCGTTGGATTGTTAACCCCGTTTCTTTACTGACCTTTTTGTGTGTCCCTAAATCAGTTTCGTCAAGTTTCTGTTCCGGCGATTTACCCGAATATTGACTCCGTTTAGGTAATTTGATTTCTTGACCCATGAATTTGACGTATTTTTCCTTTTCTTTTTCTTTAGTAACACTTTTACCGTGTATGGTAACTTCATCCCAATCTTGGTGGAACATGTTTTATAGTATAAATACTTAAAATTTTAAGTAGTGATACAAATATAATGAATTTTATAGTTGGAATAACAGTAACTTTTACCGTACTTGGTGTTATAATCTTATCACTTTTCTGTCCAAAATCGTGTTGCGATGATGATACCGAAACTGAAAGATAAAGAATTACGCGTTTAATATATTAATGGAACCTATATATACATTTTTAATAATTATTGGAACTGTGGGTGGTTCATGTGTATTGTTTAATCCGGTGGTTAAATGTTATTATTACTTGTTCCCATATAAACGAGAACACGTTGTTGAAATATAAAGTTTAAACCTATGTATATAATAAATGATTGAAGCGTACACGGATGGAAGTTGTTTGGGTAATCCCGGTCCCGGTGGATGGGCGTATCTCATAAACACGAACCCTAAAATTGAAGATAAAGGTGGTAAAGAGATATCTACGAATAACGTTATGGAAATGACTGCGATAATAAAAGTTTTAGAAAAGTTTATAGAATTGGGACATATGACCGTTCGTATTTTTACTGATAGTAATTATGTACGCTTGGGTCTAACGGAATGGTCTAAAAATTGGGAACGTAACGGTTGGAAAACATCTAAAGGTGGTGACGTAAAAAATAAAGATGAATGGGTAAAAATGGTTGAGTTAATGCGTAAATTTGATATAGTCGATATTAAATGGGTTAAGGCACATAACGGAAACGTAAACAATGAGCGTGTTGATACACAGGCACGGGAGTATGCTTATTTATTTTCTAAGAAAGAGTAATGGGAGAAGACACTATACCAGAACAACATCATTGGTGTCCAAAACAAGAAAAGCTCCTAATCCGATGGGCCGAGAAGGCTGCCGGGTATCGATGGCTACATAACCACGCGCGTATGTTTTATAAGAAACAGAACGATTGGTTATCGTACCCATGTATAATCATATCAAGTATTACGGGTGTTGGTGGTTTTGCGGTCTTAAGTCCTAATGATCAAAACATGTCGACCGAACAAAAACAAAAAATTGTTATTTTTCAATACTTTTTCGCGTTTTTGAACGTGGTCGCGGGTATACTTACATCTATTTCCAAGTTTAACAATTCTTCGCGTATGATGGAATCACACTCGGTCATGTGTGTACAATACTCAAAATTTTATAGGAACATTGATATGGAATTATCACTCGAAACAAAATATCGTGAAGACGTTTTAGAATTTGTAAATAAAGTACGTCTAGAATACGATAGATTACTTGACGATGCACCCGATATACCTTCACATACAATAGAAGAGTTTAACGAAACGTTCCCCGATAAAGAAAATAAACCTGACGTATGTAACGGGTTAAGTATAATATCACAAGATATGACTAAAAGTGACGAATTACGAACGTCAAATGTGGTAAAAAAATGGATATTGAAACAGAAGTCTTCGCGACAATTACCAACACCGAGACAATCACTGGATTTGGAGTCTCATCCTTCATGTGGGGTATAAAGTTTACATTATATAGTACAGTACAGTGCGAATGATTGAATACAAAGAGTACGTTTTACGGTTAGTAAAAGTTGTGTTTGGCTTAAAGTTTATGGTTGATGTATAGATATGATCCTATAGCTCAGTTGGTTAGAGCGCGGTGCTTATACACTACTAGGTATACCTAAGTGACTTTAGTGTCACAAACGCAACGCCGAGGTCGCGGGTTCGACCCCCGCTGGGATCACACCTACTTTTTAACGTGTTAAAGATATATTACGTTAAAAAGTAAATGATTAGAGTTTCTTCAATTCCCCCATCACCTGAAAACAAACGTAACCAAATTCGTAAGAACATTCTCGAATGTACGTATAGTAAAAAAATAAATATTGCGTTTCAAACGTTTGAGAACCCACGCCTTCAGTTTAGGTTCGCGGAAGCACTCGATGAGGCGGATGAAAAGTGTTACGTTTCGGGAACATCAGAAGAGTGTTTTGCGGCATGGCAAGAAGTTGATGAATTGGAAGATTCAA